GGATCATCTTTTGAGGCTGAAGAAGGCAATGACGATACCGTCATGTGTTGTGTTCTTTTTTCCTGGATGACCGATCAATTGTACTTCAGAGAGCTAACCAGTTTAGACTTTAGAAGACGTCTTGCACTAGAAAACGAAAAGAGAATGGACGATAACCTCTTACCTTTTGGATTAGTTGATAATGGAGTGGGTGAATATGAAATGAAAGAGGAAAAAATAGTTGATTTAGAAAATATGTCATTCGATCAATGGATGACATCATAATTTCCATCTTTTATAAATATCTAAAGCTAGTGCTAAATAAAACCTTTTGAGGGAGAATAATATGCCATTCCAAGTAAGTCCAGGAGTTAATGTATCTGAGATTGACTTGACCACTGTTGTACCAGCTGTATCTACTACTGAAGGCGCCATTGCTGGTGTTTTCAAATGGGGTCCAGTTGACAAGCGTGTTCTAGTTGATTCTGAAGCTACTTTGGCTTCACGTTTTGGTAAACCTACCAATCACAACGCAGAAACATTTTTTACTGCTGCAAACTTTTTATCTTATGGCAATAAGCTTTATGTCGTAAGAACAGCTAATACAACCGATGCATCTGGTGCTGCTGGTGTATTAACTGCTTCAGCTTCTGTTGGTGGTATCACAACAAACACCAACCTTATTGTTAAAAACGATGATGAGATCGATAACACATCAGTAGCTTCTAATCTTGCTGCTGAAACTAACGTACGCTATATCGCAAGATACCCAGGTGCATTAGGCAACTCATTAAAGATTTCTGTATGTGACACTGTCAATACATTCTTCTCTAACACCTCCCTTACCGGTGGTAATGCTAACCTATCAGCTAACGGTGAATTAACTTGTATCGTTGCATCAACAGGTTCAAACACTTTCACTGTTAAACTTGCTAACTCCTCATCTGGTACAGTAGCAGAAGCTAACACTCGTGCTAACACACTCAAGGGACTTCTCTCTACTGGTGACTTAGTTGAGTTAGGTAACTCAGCAATTGGTACTCAGTTCTTAAAGATTACATCTGTAGGTTCTGTTACTACTAACTCTACACACGCCTATTTCACTGTAAATACTGATAACAAGTATACACTTGCCACATTCGGTAACGAAGCAGTTGCTAACGTTCTAACTACAGCCTCTGGTTATGTTAAGCGTTACTGGGAATACTCTTTCAACGTTGACGGTGCCCCTGGTACTTCAAACTACGTTTCTAACTTTGGCAATTCTTCTGCTGTTGATGAAGTGCATGTAGTAGTAGCTGACGAAGACGGTAACTTTACCGGTGTTCCAGGTACTGTATTAGAAGTGTTCCAAGGTCTTTCACGTGCTACAGATGCCAAGACTGATGACGGTAATACTAATTACTACCAGACAGTAATTAAGCAAAACTCTAAGTACATCTATGTTACTTCAGATCGTATCTCTGGATACTCTAACACAGGTGCAAACTTAACCAGCGTATCAAATAACATCGCACAATCAATCTCTTTTGCTGGTGGTTCAGATGGATACGATGAAGCTAACGTTACTATCGGTGAACTACAAGCCGGCTACGACTTCTTCAAATCTTCTGAAGATGTTGATGTTTCTCTTATCCTACAAGGTAAGGCAAGAGGCGGTACAAACGGTGAAGGCGTTGCTAACTACATCATCGACAATATCTGCGAAGTAAGAAAAGATTGCGTTGCATTCGTTTCACCAGATAAAGCCGACGTTGTATTGAACGGTGGCCAAGATGAGGCAGATGATGTTGTTACATATCGTAACAGCCTAACATCTACTTCATATGCTGTACTTGACTCCGGTTACAAGTATCAGTACGACAAGTATAACGATGTTTACAGATATGTTCCATTGAACGGCGACATGGCCGGTCTATGTGTACGTACTGATGATATCCGTGACCCATGGTTCTCACCTGCTGGTTTCAATCGCGGTATTATCAAGAACACAGTTAAGCTTGCGTTCAACCCAAATAAAGCACAACGTGACCTTCTCTATAAGAATGGTGTTAACCCAGTGGTTACATTCCCTGGTCAAGGCACACTCTTATTCGGTGACAAGACATTGCTTGCTAAACCAAGCGCATTCGATCGTATCAACGTTCGTCGTCTATTCATCGTTCTTGAGAAAGCTATCGCTACTGCTGCTAAGTTCTCACTCTTCGAATTCAACGACCAGTTTACTCGTTCACAATTCGTTAACTTAGTAGAGCCGTTCTTACGTGATGTCCAAGGACGTCGTGGTATCTACGACTTCAAGGTTGTTTGTGATGAGTCCAACAACACCGGTGAAGTTATTGATAGAAACGAGTTTGTTGGTGACATCTACATCAAGCCAGCTCGTTCAATCAACTTCATCCAGTTGAATTTCGTAGCGGTTAGAACAGGTGTTGAGTTCTCCGAAGTTGTCGGACAGTTCTAATAAATAAAGTAGACAAGGAGAACAAACATGGCGTTTAACGTTAATGAGATTAGAAGTCAGTTAACCTTGGGAGGGGCTAGAAATAGCCTTTTCCAAGTACAGTTCCAAAACCCTGCAAATGGTGCTGGTGACCTCAAAGTACCTTTCATGGTACGCACCGCACAGATCCCTTCATCTGATCTTGGCATTATCGAAGTACCTTACTTCGGCCGTAAGATCAAATTAGCTGGTGATCGTACTTTTGCTGACTGGACTGTAACAGTTATCAACGATGAAGACTTTGCAATCCGTAATGCCCTTGAGCAGTGGTCTAATCAGATCAATTCATTACAAGGCAACTTACGTACATTTAGTGGAGCTGCTCCATCATTGTACAAGGCAAATGCTGAAGTAACCCAGTTCTCAAAGACTGGTGTACCTATCAGAACTTACAAGTTCAACGGCATTTTCCCACAAACCATTTCTACAATTGATGTAGATTGGAACGCGACAGATTCTATTGAAGAATTTACCGTCACATTCCAGTATGATTACTGGGAAGTATCCGGTGGTATCACCGGTAACGCTGGCGGCGTTTAATTATGATTGGCGGGCTAGTCCCGCCTTCCCCCAAAGGAAGCTATGAGATTATTTGGATTTGAAGTCAAGCGTTCGCAACAAGAAATCGCAAACGAACCCGTATCATTCGCGCCACCGGTTGAAGACGATGGCGCTGTTATGGTGGCCGCTGGAGGCGTTTACGGTACATATGTTGACCTAGAAGGCTCGGCCAAGACTGAAGCAGAACTTGTCACGAGATATCGTGACATGATGAATCA